AAGGATTGTGCGCACCTCTTCTGGTGATAAATGCAAGTCCATCTTTCCCTCCTATATGACTGCCTTATGCGGTTTAGTATAACGATAATTGCAAAATGTGCAACAATAAATTTCAAGTCTTGCAATTATTTTTTGTCAGAATTATAACGAATCAAGAAGCGAGCAAAGGAGGGTTTGATGACAGACGCTGATTTACTGGTAGCTAAATTCCCAGATGAGGTGAGATACTGCCTGTTTTGTTCAGGAAATGGGTGGGTATACCTGCACCCAAACAGCCCAGATAACCTAAAATCAGATTGCGAACATTGCAACGGGCGTGGGTTTATAGAGTTTGAGGTAGACGAACATGACGCTGACTGAGTGGCTAGACATGCACGATACGTCACAGAAAGTTTTTTCTGACCAAGTAGGCATCGGGCGAAGTACGCTTAATCGTATTATCAAGGGTGCGGAAGTTCCTACATCTGATGAGATCAGAGCAATCTTTCTGGCGACGCAGGGCAAGGTCACGGTGGATGACTGGGCCAATATGTATGATGAGATTGAAGACTGGATTGATGTGGTGGTGGCATGCCAAAGTTCTTAGGCATTGATCCAGGCAGGAATGGAGCAATCGCGCTGTGGGATACGCACACAGGAAAGCTTGACTTGTGGAACATGCCAGACACGCCACAAGGCGTACTTCAAGTTGTACGCGGGTTGCCAGAGGTCACTGGGTGTGCATTAGAGTCGCCTATTTACATGGCCCAGAGTGGCACCAAGAATGTAGCGACAATGGCGTTTAATTATGGAGTTCTCTATTTATCGCTGGTGGCTTGCAAGATACCTTTTAAAGAGGTGGCGCCTAAGCGATGGAAGGGAGCAATGGATTTGTCGAAGGACAAGCGCGAGAGCCTAGCAATGGCGTCCGCCTTGTTCCCAGACTACTCAGGTTCCTTCAAGTATTTGAAGGACGACGGCCTTGCGGAGGCCGCTTTGTTAGCCCACTTTGCCGCGAATAATATGAGGTGGGGAGTCAAGTCTGCTGACGCAGTCAGCTACAATTTTAGGAGGAACGACAAATGACTCAGATGGTTATCAAAAATGTTACTGCAATGTACCCGAAGCTAGATCGTACTTACCGCTTCGATCAGATTGAGGGGAGAAGTGTGCCTTGTGATCCGCTGGATGACGGGGCGGAATACTTACTCAACTTTATGTTGACTGAGGAACAAGCCAAGGAGCTCCACGCGGAATGCGCCAAAATCTGGAAAGAGTTTCGGCTTAGTGAGAAGAAGGCGCCAGAAAAGCCGACTTATATGCCGTTCAAGAAGACTGACGATGGCCTGTTTATGGGCAAGGCTAAGATTAAAGGCGCCTATGGTGGGGAGCCTACCAAAAAGCCAGCACAATATGGTGCAGATAAAAAGTTGCTAGACGATGATTTTAAGCTTACATCTGGCAGCACAATCAACGTCGCCATTAGCCTGAGTGCATACAGCACGGGCATGGCTAATGGTATCACGGCACGTCTCAAGGCTGTACAGGTGATTAACTATGAAGAGCCGCAGGTAAGCAACCCGTTCGACGTGGTTGAGGGCGGCTTTACAAAAGCCAGCGCTGAGCAAAAAGCGGCGGCCTTTGAGGCACAGAAGCCAGCGGAGTCTAACCCCTTTGACGATGACGTATTAGACGAAATTAACTGGTAATAAAAAAAAGCCCGTGGTGCTGGATGAGGCGCCACGGGCATTAGTCTTTTAGGAGGGAGATTATGGATTGGATGATACCAGTTCCGTTTTATTCGGTCAATGAAGATGGGCTAATTTGTTTCGACTCAGCAGAAGATGAAATGAAGTCTTTTGTGTTCGTAAAGTCTCTTAATAAGTTCTATAACCCGCTTACGGGCTCATTTATGGGCATTACGGCTTTTGATTTGGAATTTGCTGGCTGTGTTCCGCGCAAGGCGGGCAGGCCCAGTGTCTATGCTAAGGCTGATCTGTGTATCGAATCAGTTGAAGATGTCATTTACTACCCCAGGGTAGACCCCGGTGCGGTGTTCACACTGGACGGCATGAAGTATGTCAACGCAGTGGTGCCGTTGAGCGTGCCAGGGGTGCCGGACAAGTGGGAAGAGGACGGCGCGTGGTCTGACTGCTTGGTTCACCTTGGCAAGATATTTGAGATGGATGATGCCAATGTCATCATGAAGTGGATGGCGCACAATGTGCAGTTTCCGGGCAAGAAGATATTGTGGGCGCCGATTATTGTCGGCACACAAGGCGACGGTAAGACCACGATTGTCAAGATGATGAGCGCAGCCATGGGCAGGCGTAATGTCAAGCATGTGTCACCAGAGGCGCTAGACTCGGCTTTTAATGGTTATGCTTCTGGCGCGGCGGTGGTCGCGCTTGAGGAAGTCAGGGTCATTGGTAAGAGCCGCCACCCGATCATGGAAAAGCTGAAGCCTTTGTTGACCAATGATGTGATCGAGGTGGTAAGCAAGGGGCAGGACGGCAAGCAGGTGCCTAACACCACCAACTACATCGCACTGACTAATCATGAGGACGCGCTGGTGCTTGATGAGAATGACCGGCGATGGGGCGTGTTCAGAACTAAGTTCAAGAACAGGTCAGAGCTTATAGAGGCCATTGATGAGGATTACTGGAATAATCTGCACAAGGCCATCGAAGAAAGCCCCGGGTCAATCAGGGGTTGGTTAAAGAGCGTGGACCTAACAGATTTTAACCCATATTCGGCGCCGGCGCTTACTGAGGCTAAGAAGAAGATGATTAAGGCATCGCGGTCTGGCGCGGCGGAAGAAATAGAGGCGGTGCTAGGGACGCATAGGGGCGTCACAGAAGAGGCTGTTTTGAGCCCAGCACTAGCAGACGCCATGAAGAAGGTTGGGGGCTACATGCCGCGCGGCAGGGGGCTTAAAAAGGCAATGGAAGAACTGGGGTTTAAGTCGTTCAGAAATGCGGTGCGGTTTGACGAATATAATGGCCGAGCATTTTACCGGGGCACCGAGGAACCCAGCCTCACGCAACTGAAGGCGATGCTCGAAAAGATAAATTCTGAATGGCTGGAGGATAGTCAAGATGACAACCCGTTTGCTTAAGACAGAAGACATAAAGTTTGATGGGGAAAAGTTGCGCAAGTGGGCAGAGAAAGAGCGCGAGGGCATGCCCAAATCATGGGGGGAAGAAACGCGGATGATTGGGTTGGTCAATGACGCGATCGAGCTTTACATGAAGAAAGAAGGCGACCTTGATAAGGGCAAATGCATGCTTTGCGGGGGCGTGACAAAAGAGAAAATTAGGTACGGATTTGTGACAGTAAGCTTACACTCGGAATGCCATGAAGAGCTGTATTGCCTATTTTTTAGGCAATTCAAGCCATTTTTAGCTAAAAGTGTGTGACAGGTTGTTTTTGTCACACTTTACGTCACGTTTCTGTCACAGCAAAAAATTCTTTGTTTATAATATATTATACCTATTTGTGACAGTGTGACAGTAAATATATATAAAAAGGTAGGATATATATATAAGAGCAATAGGAAGTAGGGTTTTTTTGTCACTTTTGGCACATCCTACTTTCTTTAGCTTATTGCGGCGAAAAAATCGGGCTAGTTAATCATGACCTCTTCGGCCTCAACATCTTCCTCGCAGTCGAAGCAATGCCAGACGTCCCATAGCTCAAGAATTTCGAGCGAGTCTTCGGTGAGTTCGTTTGGATTGATGATGCAAACTTGGCCAAGATTTAGCCCAGCGCATTTTGGGCAGATAATTTTTGTCTTTGTTTCGTTATCCATTGCGAACCTCTGGTGTAGGAAGTTTTCGACTTTTTTGTTATAACATGATTGATGGTTTCTTTTGGGGAAGACAAATGTCAAAAAAAATAAAGTTGACAGACGAACAGCGCAGTGAGGTTGAGACCCTTGCGCCTTTCCTGAATCAAGAGCAGATTGCCGATTATTTTGGCATTTCATTGCGCACCTTTCAAAGAATGATGGATGCTGACCCTGAGTTGCTGGCATTTTATAAAAGAGGCAAGGCTAGAGCCGTTAAAGACATTGCCGGAAGCTTGCTATCCATGGCTCGTGATGGCGATAAAGTTGCCGCTATGTTTTATTTAAAAACCCAAGCTGGGTGGCGTGAGACAAATCGTATTGACCACACAAGCAGTGACGGCACGATGACGCCAGAGAAGGTGGAGAGAGTTATTGTCAAAGCTAAGGATTCCGACGGCTGAAGCCTTTGCGCCACTCTTGCAACCATCACGATACAAGGGCGTTTGGGGCGGCAGGGGTAGCGGTAAATCTCATTTCTTTGCTGGCCTGCTTGTAGAAGAACATCTTAGGTTTGCAGGGCATCGCAGTGTCTGTATCCGTGAGGTTCAGAAGTCACTCAAGCAGTCTGCCAAGAAACTAATCGAGGACACACTTCAAAAATATAAGCTAGGCGAGGCACAGGGCTTTAAAGTCTGGCGAGAGGTTATTGAGACGCCCAATGATGGCCTGATTATCTTTCAAGGTATGCAGGACCACACGTCGGACTCTATTAAGTCTTTGGAAGGCTTTGACCGCGCCTGGGTGGAAGAAGCGCAGTCACTGTCTGACCGATCACTGTCATTGTTACGACCCACGATCAGATCGGACGGCTCAGAGCTATGGTTTAGCTGGAACCCGTCACGCGCCAATGACCCTGTTGATATGCTCTTGCGTGGCCCAGTGCCACCTAGCGACGCCATTGTTGTGCGGGCTAACTGGTCAGATAATCCGTGGTTCCCAAAAGTGCTTGAGCAGGAAAGATTAGACTGCAAGGAGAACCAGCCTGATAGATACGGACATATCTGGGAGGGTGAATATGCTACCGTGCTTGAGGGCGCATATTTTGCCAAGCATCTCACGCAGGCGCAGCATGAGCGCAGGATAGGCCACGTTGCGGCTGATCCTCTAATGAAGACCTATGCATTTTGGGATATTGGCGGCAGTTCTTCCCGGTCTGACGCCACGGCTATCTGGATTGCGCAGTTTGTTGGCTCGGAAGTTCGTGTGCTGGATTATTACGAGGCCGTGGGCCAACCATTTGACGCACATGTGAATTGGCTACGCTCAAATGGTTATGAGGACACAATCTGTGTCTTGCCCCATGATGGCCGCAAGCATGACATGGTGTATGCTGTGACCCCGCAATCATTTCTGCAAGAGGCTGGCTTTGTCACTGAGATTGTGCGTAACCAAGGCGCCGGTGCGGCAATGCAAAGGATCGACGCTGTGCGCCGCTTGTTTCCACAGATTAGGTTTAACGAAGAGACCACAGCAGGTGGACGTGAGAGCCTTGGTTGGTATCACGAAAAGAAAGACCCGGTGCGGGGCATTGGGCTCGGTCCTGAGCATGACTTTAGTTCACATGCGGCGGACGCTTTTGGTTTGATGGCAATCTATAATAATGCTAGAAAGGTGGATGATGGCTGGAATGACGGCCCTATTGTCCGTGGTTTAAAGGGGTTTGCATAATGCCATTAAAGAAAGGCACGTCTAAAAAGGTTGTATCTGAGAACATCCGCAAAGAGATTAAGGCGGGCAAGCCCCGCAAGCAGGCAATAGCCATAGCATTGAGCAAGAAAAGGCAGAGCAAAAAATGAAATACGGTTCCGAATCAAAGTCACGCAGTCGCGCCGCATCTGGTGCTAAGTCACGCAGTCGCGCCATGGGTAATAGCGCAGGCGGTTCTTTCAAGCCATGCGCTGGTTGCCCTTCACCTGCAAAGTGCAAGAAAGCTGGCAAGTGCATGGGTGTTGCTAAGAAGGGCAAGAAGTGATGCCGGGCAAGGGTTTATACGCAAACATCCACGCAAAGCGTGAGCGCATCAAGGCAGGGTCTGGCGAGAAAATGCGCAAGCCCGGAACCAAAGGTGCGCCCACAGCTAAGGCTTTCAAGGAGGCGGCTAAGACTGCCAAGCCTAAGCCAAAGGCTAAGCCTAAGAAGGGCAAGTAATCTTGGGTTTGCTAGATCAAATCAGGAATGTGCTTAAGGCCGAAGAGGGGTATGATTATGCCTCTGTTTTGCCATTAGCACGATCCCCTGAAGGTGATCTGGAAATGGCCGTTCCCGGCGGCGTTCGTGAAGGGTTACTTGGCCTACTGGACGCATTGACATTGCCCGGTGATGTATATGCCGGAAGAAAGCAAGCTACCCCGGAAGATGCCGCCAACTTTGCCCTAGGTCTTCTTGGTACAAGCTCGGTTGTGCCAAAACCAACGAACTCCTTGGGCATGTTTGGTGGCCCTAGAGCCAGAACATTCAATCCCGAAAACCTCAGGAGGGCACAGACCCTTGAGAGCCTCGGCAGCTCTGATCGACAGATATTTGATGAAACTGGGCTTACCAAGGGCTTTGATGGCATGTATAGGTTTGAGATTGATGACAGCCAAGCCAGACTTGCCCCACGGGTTCCAGAAGACCAGATAAAAAACATTAAAGACGCTTTGTTCAGAGCCAATGAAGGCCCCAGCGTAGGCGACTTTTTAAGACACCCAGAGCTTTATAAAAACTACCCAAGCATAGCCAAAGTTGGACTAAAGATTGCCCCAGAAGGCTCTAGTTACGCTGGGGCATTTCTACCGGGAACAAAAAAAACTAGACCTGTTATGGTTATAGAAAACCCAAACATCCGTGGCCGGGAAGATGCAATGAGTAACATTCTTCATGAAGGTCAGCACTTCCTCCAAGGCACAGAAGGATTTGAAACCGGGGCGGCCCCGGAATTGTTTGCCAAGTATCGACCAGAAATTTACGGAAGCGTTGATCTCATTAACCAGATGATAAAGCAATCTATAGATGACCTTCAGTCTGGATCAATTTCTAGAGAACAGTTTGACTCTGTGCACCAATCTCTTTTGGGGGAGAGAGATGAATTTGCAAGATTTTACGACCCTGTAAAGTCTTACAGAAATGTGTCTGGAGAGGTTGAAGGTCGCAATGTTGAGAACAGAATGGACTTTTCCCCTGCGGAGAGAGCCTACAAGCTTCCTCAGCAAACCGAAGATGTGGCTAGGCGCGACCAAATCCTTAAGAAAGACTTTTTCGGACTTTTAGGAGTCAAAAATCCACACGAGAGGGTAAGGTAATGTCTATCAAACGCGGAAAAGAAACCTTTTCGGGCTACAATAAGCCCAAGCGCACCCCCAACCACCCCACAAAGTCACATGCAGTGGTTGCCAAGAAGGGTGACCAGGTAAAACTGATTCGCTTTGGCCAGCAGGGCGTAAAAGGCGCTGGTAAGAACCCAAAATCAGATAAAGACAAGGCCAGAAGAAAAAGCTACTATGCGAGACATAATGCGCAAGATTCCAGCCCAGATATATTTTCTGCGCGGTACTGGTCGCATAAAACTAAGTGGTGAAATAGATGTCGATCACAACATATTCAGAGCTAAAGGATAGCATTGCGGATTATCTAAACCGCGATGACCTAACTGCCGTGATCCCAACGTTTATCAGCTTAGCCGAAGCGCAGATGGACCGCGAGGTGCG